TTCTTCAAACTGCGTGCTACGCCAGGAACAACTGAAGAAGTAATACGACAAAAAGAAACATTATTCTCTGCTCTATTTCGTGAGATGGAGTTCGAAGAAGTTTGTTGGGATGGTTGGTTCTACTGCGTTCTTTTCGGTACTGCCATTTTCAAGTGGGGCGTCAAGAATTTTGAGAAGACTCGTCCAAGGTTCAAACGGCGTGGAAGAGAAATGAATATGCCGGGTTTGAAATTTGCGGATGGAAGTTTTAGAACCCATGATGCGGCTGAAATCGACGTTGATGACCAAACTATGAATTACTGGTGCCCGTACATTGAGCACATTCCCAATGAGGAAGTTCTTGTTGATTGTACGTTGACGAAGCCTGATATTCGTAAGGCAAAACGAGTGACTCATATTCGTTACATGACTGGGTATGAGTTGATCGAAATGGCCAAAGAGCACGAAGGAGAAGAGGGTTGGTATATTCCTACTGAGGCTACTATTCGTGGTTGGTTTGAGCCGCCTTCTGAAGAAGCACCAGCAGCACCGCCAGCGCCATTATCTAATATGGGTGCGTCTGCTATTTTGGAACATGCTCGTGAGGAATATCGCGACGATGCAGGCGATCCACTCCAGAATGTGCTGAAGGTTGCTGAGCACATGACGAATAAGCGAATCACTGTATACGTGCAAGATAAATTCGTGATTCGAAATTCGAGAAATCAGTTTGGTAAATTGACTTACTTCTCATCGCATTGGTGGAGAATTCCGCGATCCTTCTGGTCCCTGGGAATCGGGCACCTTGCTGGACAAGAACAACGCGTCGATCAGGGTACACGTAACGCAGCTTTGAATCTTTTGAGTATGGCTGTGAATCCTCCAATGTTGCGCCTAGAAACTGATAACCAACCGGGTCAGAATATTAGATTGCGCCGTGGTGCGATCATTACAATTCATGGCACTGATGACGTTCGCAAGGGATTCGGCGTTATGGAAATGCCGAGGATTCCAAGCGAACTGTGGCCTGTTTTACAAAATGAGCGGCAAACAGCCGAAGAAAATACTGGCGCTGATTCAAGACTTTCTCAAGGCAATACTGGAACTGCCGGAACTAGTATGGGCCGCACTGCTAGTGGTGCTGTTCAACTTGCCTCTGCTCAATCAACTCGTTTGCAGGGACCAGTTAGCCGGTTCGTAAAAACTGTTCTTGAACCATGGATTTATACTGTTGATGATCTGGTTAATGAAGAAATGCCGGAGAGTCAGTTTAAGACAATCCTTGGTGACGAGCTTGGAACTGACTACATCAAGAATTTTGACTTAGAGAAGTACTGCAACGGACGCACGAAGTTCGACATTCTAGCCGCGCAACATTTGGCAAGTAAGAAAGGTATGGCGCAGATGTTGCCATTGATGTCTCAGATTTTTGAGAATCAGCAATTGCTGAAACAACTCAATCAAATGGGTTGGACTGTAGATGCATTGGAATTGGTTGCTATGTTCTGCGAGGTCAGCGAGTGGACGAATCGTTCTAACCTTATTAGGAAAATGACTCCGCAAGAAATAAAATTCCAAATGGGTATGCAACAAATGGCCGGTCCAATGGGAAAGGCGCAAGCACAAATGCAAGTTGATAAAAATAAAGGCCAGATTCAAAGTGATATAAATTCAGAATCCAATGATGCCCGAGCAACAGACATACTCTTCCGGCACATGTTGGAAAACGCCATGGGGTCCGAGGTTTTGCAAGGTCAGGCTGGTGGTAATTATGCTGGGGAATATGGTGAATAATGTCTGCTAAAACAAGAAATGAAAGATATAGAGTGAATCATCCTGACCGAGTTAAAGAATCTCGGGAAAATTTTAAGAAGGCTCATCCAGAAAAAGAAGAAGAATACAGAAAAACCCGTAAAGATGATCCTGAAAGATACAGCAGACTTCGTGCTCAACAACGTAATTCCGATTATAAGAAAAAATATGGAATTACTTTTGATGAATTTGAAAATTTAATTAAACAACAAGGTGGTTTGTGTCCTATTGGATCGCATCCATTTGGTGATTACGGGTGGAACTCTGATTCACCTTGTATGGATCATGACCATATATCTGGAAAGAATCGTTCTGTGGTGTGCCGGGATCATAATGCGGCACTAGGTAAGTTTCATGATAGTCCATCGGAATTGCAATCTGCAATAGCCTATCTTAACCTGTGGGGTAAAAGTTAATGGGCCGCTTATGGGACTCCTTTCAAGACAAGTTCACTGAAATGTTTTCAAAGCCGGTCTTAGCAACTAAAGAAGAACCGGAGCCTGAACAAAAGTCCATGCGTACATGGCGAGCGGAGAAACTAAACGACAGGCAACGTCGTGACTTGATTGATACTGTAAATTCCCCTGGTTATGACGTTTTACAAGACCTTCAAGAATCCACAATGGAAGGCTTCATAACTTATCTTGTAGAACTTCCTCCAGAGGATGAAGAAAAGATTTTGGCGTATCATAAATTGGTTCACGCTTTGTATTTAACCAGAAAGAGCATAGACCAACAAGTTCAAGCGTATCGGCTTATCGAAGAGGATGACAGGCGCGAAACAGAGGAAGTAAAACAGTTGTTGATAGGAAAAATGAAGAATGATCCTCTTGAAAATTACGACACCTTGGCAAAGGTGCTCGATCCTACGCATCAACCGGAGCCATTAGGATTGAGCCATAAAATAGTTGTTCCTAAGAGAAGGTCAGAACCAGAAACACCGCTTGATGTAATGCTTAGTGAAAGAAAGTAAGAGGTGCCCAATAGCACCAATTCAATTCTAGGGCAGAATGGCCCGAGGAGAATGTATGTCTGACGCAATGGATGCAATGATTAGTGCTCGTGAAGGAGAAGTACCAAGTTCTGAAACTCCTGTTGAACAGGACCAAGTAAGAACAATGAACGACGGCTTGCAGAAAATTAGACCCGCACGCAGAATTTTCAATGACGATGGAACTCCGAATCTACCTCCTCCCGCACCTGTTAGAGAAGAGCCTGCTAAGGTGGAAACACCTGCTCCAGCGCCGGTGCCTGATGAGGAAGAGACGCTCGTTCCAGTCCCGCCTCCTCCAGCGAAAGATGTGATTGTTACTGAGGAATGGCAAGCAACTGACGAAGACGGTAACAAGATCGGAACTCCAAGTAAGGTTATTGGTAAGGGAAAGACTGAAGCCGAGGCTTATAAAGACCTTGCCAAGAATTTGAAGAATATCAATATTGAGGCTGCAAAAAAGATCAAGAAACTTCGTGATGCAGCGAAGGGACTTGACTATGCGAATGCTACGTTGAGTTTTGAACCTCGACCGGTATCGCCGGAAGATCGTGTTCGCATTGCTGCGTTGCTTGCTAGCCCTGAGACACTGATTGAGGGTCAAGCGGAGTTGTACAAACTCCAGTACGGCGAGACACCACAAGAGGCTTCCGCAAGGCGTAAGAGAGAAATGGATAGGCAGAAAGCGATTGATGGCTCTATTGCAACGGATCAATTTTTGAAAACCCATCCGGACTTTCCGAAGAGTCCAGCCGCACAGCAAATTATGACTGATGCATGGGTTGAAAAGAATTCAGCAGCGCCCGAAGGTAAGGAAGTTACGTGGTCAGCTCGTAATCTCGAAATCATTTATGATGAACTAGTCGAAAGCGGGATATTAACACCTCTTCAATTATCTGTAAAAAATCTAGTGAATGAACAAGTTTCTGAGTCGCAGGTACAGGACAATACCGAATACCAGCGAGACTCACAGGAGAAACCACCTCAAGTGGCCACTCCTGCACCGGACAAGCCAGCCGCCAATACGGACGGTTCAACGGGTAATCTCAGGCCGAGGGGAACGCGTTTCAGTACGTTGTCTACCGAGCATGGTCAGAGTCCGTCTGCCCTACCTCGTCAGGCAGAAGCTGAGGCGTTTCGAAAGCAAGTTTTTGATATGCCTATGGACGAGTTGAAGAGGCGAATTCGCAATGACAAGGTTTTCGCTGCACGTTTAAACGCTCTTCCAAAGGTGTAAGGAAATGAATTATTATGGGTTCCTATTCTCCAACCTCGGGACTGGTTTCTAACCTGCCCCAAGCACAAGCCACCTACTTTGATAGGGACTTCGTGCAAAACCTGAAGCAAGTCACCCCGTACTACCGTTGCGTGGAACGGCGTGAACTTCCGCCTCAGAGTGGTCAAAACCACCGCTTGTACATGTATGCTCCTGGTTTGGGTATTGCGTTTAGCACGACTCAAGCTTCGGAAGGTACAGTGACATCTGGTAAGGCTCCTGCGGTTAACACTGACAGCGCCGTGATCGGT